TAATAAGTTATCAATTTTCTCATCTACTAACGTTTGTTCCATAGCTGAATCATCAAATGGTAACTCAGTAAACCATTTGGGTAAACGTAATTCATCTACGGGATATGCCACACTTGTAAACCCTAATGGATTACTTTTAAGTTTACATACTACAACCTTCATACCATCAATAATCTTTTGACTATATTGGTCTCCGTTTACTCTACGTAAGTAATTGTAATTAAGTGCGGCTCTTACGTGACCGGGCATATTAGCTCTGCCCGTACTACTTTTAGCCTCTAAGTCACCATACATTGTAAGTTTGTTTACACCTTTAGGTGAACCTTTAGTCCAACTGTCTTGTGCGGTTAGTATACGTTTGAAGTCTTTTACAGCCTCAATAACTTCAATACGACCTTTACCTTGTTGAAGAACCATTTGTAGTATATTCATTAAGAATTCTTGTACATACTTAGGTGTATCAGCACGTTTCAAGTCAAGACCCATAGCTTTAATATCACCCAAGTCGCCATTTTTATCTTTACGCTTACCTTCTTTGTCAAAGATGTTAATAGCATAACGCTTCTTAACCATAAAGATAGCACGATCACCAATCAATTCACGACCAGCTTTAATGATTTCACCATTTTTTCTAGGAGCATGAAACGCACGTTCCATGAATGCAGGGAATGATTCATTTGCTTGTTCAGCAATACCATCATACAAACCTATACAAGTTTCTTTATTCCACTCTAATGCACCACTATCAATCTGTGGTTTTAATGTTGGATAAGCTGTAAAATAACAACTGTCAGTATCACCATATACAATAGCATTGCCGTCATGTGAATATACACCTTCAACTGTTTCATTGATAGTACTCATCATATGTTTAACAATCTGTCTTCCTGATAGTGTTACAGATTGACCGATACGTTTATCATAGAAACGACAATGTTCGTTCAACAATGCACCATATGCTGAGTTAAGTAAAATCTTACGAACAAGTTGTCGTTTATCCCAGTAATCTCTATCTTCTGTAGTAGTTGCTTCCTTAAGTTTTTTCTGCATCTCTTTACGATCTGAGTACCAGCGTGTGAGTAGACCGGGAACGACACCTTCTTTCTCATAAGTAAAGATTGTGCCATTAGCACTTAACATCCAGGGCTTATGACTATCAAATATCATCTTCCAAACTTCTGCCGCTGACATTTCTACACTACGACCATCTTCAAAGTCAACAGTAAGAATAGTACCACGTTCTTGGTTCATAATCGCTGTATATTCTAATGCACCGAATAGATTTTCCCAAAGAATAGATCCTGTAACAGCGTCATCACCTTCTTTGTGACGTTTCTTTTCACTAGCTAATCGTGCGCCTTTGTCGTGCATATATTGGTCAGTAATTGTTTGTCTGACTTGAGCAACGATGGTTTCACCTGCCATGTTGAGGGCACGAATAACCGAGGGATAGAGTGAGTTAATGTCAACTGCTCCGACGTATTCGTGCATACCTCGTTTCGGCGTAGCAACAAAGGCACCTGCTGCCTGCTGAATTTCTTCTTCATGTTCAACCCTTCGTTTTTTATCTGGTACTACTAAGCCACGTTCATGGGCCTCATTAAAAATTGCCATCTCAATCATTGCCACTGAGCCCATTACTGTTGGAAGCAGTACGGTGTTCTCATGTGCAAGTTGATTAGCTAATTCTAAAAACTTAAGTTTGTTGTGAATCTTCACCAACAACATTGTATCTTGTCTATTGTATTCAATAAACTTTTTAAAGTCTTTGTTATACAATTGGTCAAGAGTACCTTCATATTGCGTTTTGTTTTCACCGACTTCCATCTCACCGATACTATCTAGTTTGTAACTATGACGACTTTCATAGTTGTACTTTTTGTATAGTTGCAGATAGTCTAAGTGAATACGACCTACCAAGTCATAAGTTGTTTCACTCTTACCGAATCGTTCGTATTCTCTAGCTTTAGGTAGTTGACCCATCAAGCAGAACTTGCGAGTGTCATCTTTACTCATTACTCTAGTAACACGATTGACCATGTAAGGTATGTCATAGCCTTCTGAGTTCCAACCAGTCAATACATCAGCATCATCTATTAGTTGAAAGAAAACATCAAACATTTCTTTCTCTGATTTGAAAAGCATTGTATTCTCAAATTCATTAGTAATTTCTAGGGCTGTTTCACTGCTCATATGTTTTGGAGCAATCACTAATGTAATGCATTGGTCTAGCCAATCTAAGTAACAACTGATAGCTGTGACAGGATTGAATGGATCACTTGTAGGACTAAATCCTTTTTCAGGATCAAAGTCTACCTCAATGTCAAAGAAGCAAGTATGAAGTTTAGGAGCATCAATGCCAAGATAGTTTTCACTTAGACAGCGAAAGATTACTGGAATATCACTTTCAAACAATTTCTTATTTGAGTGGATGCGTCTTTCTTTTTCAAACTCTTGTCGTTTACGTGTACTAAAACGACTGACTGGATTGCCATATATGCTACGATGTTTACCCTTATTATCGGGATAATACAATACGTAATTAGTAGGGTATTCTTTATACTCTCGTTTGCCGTCTTTGTTTCTCTCTACAACATAGATACGGTCTTCGTCTTTACTGTGAATAGCATCCACATAACTCAAAGTGTTTTTCCCACAGTTTCTAGGATCGTATTGAGTTCATCGTGATCCTTGTTAGTCTGACCCAAACTTGCTTTGTGTGCAATACGCACAGCTTTCTTCAATGTACTAGCTTTAATTTCTAACTCTTCTGCCACAGCTTTAATAGTGTCGTTTAATCCACCATTCAATGTATCAATTTCATGTAGGACGTGCATACCTTCATTGACTAGTTGAGTTAGTTTAATCTTTGCTTCACCGTTAAAGGTTCTGTTATAATCTGACATAGTTTCTCCTTAAATAATTAGTTAGTATACTTGACTAGTGTAACAAAGTCAAATATTTTGTGTAAAAAGTGGTTAGATAAATACCCATATGAAACCCAAAGTCTTGTTATATTTGGATCATCCTGGATGTTCCATAGAGAGTTGTCTTGGTATAATTCATGCGCTTAGTCCCAAATATGATGTTGACATATTTCACCAACATCATATAACTGAATCTAAATTTAAAAAATATGACATAATTGCGTTTCCGGGTGGGTATGGTGATAGTGATACATTTGATGATAGTCTTTTAATTAAAAAAGATATTATAAAAAATCAAATAAGTCATGGTAAACGATATCTTGGTATATGTATGGGTGCATATTGGGCTGGTAGTTATTATTTTGATATATTAGACAATGTTAGTTGTGAACAATATATTAAACATGTTGATACTGAAATTAAACGATCATTTAGTACTACGACACCTGTAATTTGGGAAGGTAAAAATCATGATATGTTTTTCTATGATGGCTGTTCATTAATGGGTAATAACTCTAACTTTGAAACTATTGCAACCTATACTAACGGAAATCCAATGGCTATAATACAAAACAATATAGGATTAATAGGGTGTCATCCTGAAAGTGAAGAATATTGGTATGATAAACCTTATTTAAAAAAATATTGGCATAACTTAGTACATCATCAATTGTTATTAGATTTTGTAGATAAGTTAATGAAACATTAATTTTTATTTTCTACAATCTTCTTAATCAATTTAGGTAATCCTGGATTAACATGTAATGCATGCGGCATTAATTCATTGCGAATATAGTTTCGGGTATAGCGTGAGTTTTTGTTTGACCCGTCTTCAATCCAAGATACATTGTGACTTTCACACCAATATATAAAATCAGATTTTCTAGTAGTTAGAAATGGTCTGATTACATTGTTGCGTGTTAATGGAATAACTTTGGGTGTGCCGTGTAAACTTGACCAAATATATGTTTCAATGCAATCATCTAAATGATGGCAAGTGATAACTGGGCCAAGACTACTTAAAAATTCATAGCGTTCTCTACGCCAGTATTCTTCTTGACTTTCTTTACTACCCTTTTGACTGCGAGGTGATCCGTACAGCATGGGAATATTATTATCACTACAATATTTAGAAACAAATGCACTGGCTTTTTCACCGTTTTGTGTTCTATGATTGAAGTGGGCGATAGTGATATCGTGTTTACGACCTAGAAAGTCAACAACGGCCATGCTATCTACACCACCGCTACATGCGATTGTGATACTTTTGGGTAAGGGTACTGTTAACTTAATCATTTATGCATTGTAGTATATAATGATTCGTTTAGCAATGATTAATGGTTATTCAGTATCTATTTTATCAATAGGTGATTTATTAGTTAATTCTAACATAATATCTTTTTGTTCTAATAATACCGTACCTTGTGGTATAAGACCAACTTGCATCAATGATTGTAATGTTTGTGGGTTACTCATAGCATTTAGCAATTTAGCCGGACTAGGTCTACCCATTGCAATGATTTCAGATTGTATTTCCCGTCCAACTGTTACTGTAAATTCATAGTTAGCATTAGCTTCAAACATTTCATCATCGGTATATGGTGTACCATCATCATGTTTCAAGCGTGTAGGTTCTACTTCAGCATATAGTTCAGCCATTAACTTCTCTAATATCTTAATCTCTTTGCGATTAAGTTCAAAAGCATGAGCCTGGTCATCTAAGTGTGATTCTAACTCAATGATTTCTGCTTGTAGATTAAGTAGGATATGCGGTAGTGCCGGAACTTCTTTTAGATGTTTGAGTTCTTCAAGTTTAGCCTGATATTTTAGTTCAGCCACTTCTTCTAGTACAGCGGCACGTCGGCGGCCTACCAAGAAGCCTTGAAGTGTTTTGATTTTTTCCCAGGGTGTTGAACCGATTACCTGATAACGGTAGTTGAATTCTGAATTTAAATTTGATGCCATTTTTTCTCTCTATAAGTTGTGTATAGAGATATTTATAAGTTAGAACGTGTGCGTAAAAATTAAGATGAGTAAGCTGCGGCCGCTGGGGCGTACCTAGATGTACCGACCCCAGCAGTATCTGTAGCAACAGCACCTGTATTTGACACTAAATTAGTAACTGCATATAAAACTGATTGTCCAGTGTTAGTACCGTATCCAAAGATAGCTTTATCTAGGCCATAACCTGCGGCTGAAAGCTGCCATCTAGCCGTTCCAACGGCGTTGGTATTAGTAGCAACTACACCTGTATTACTTACTAGGTTGATCCATAGGCCAGCAGGACCGGCCGCTCCAAATCCAAAAATAGCTTTATCAGTGCCATAACCTGCGGCTGCTAATCCATATCTACTAGGACCTCCGCCAGTAGTTGTGTCTGCGGCCACAACACCGGTGTTACTTACTAAGTTAGTCAATGAATATTGCTGAGAAGGCACACCAGCAAAGTTATATCCAAATCCAAATATAGCTTTGTCTGTACCATAACCTGCGGCTGCTAATTGATATCTAACAGTACCAACACCAGCTGTGTCTGTGGCCACAACACCGGTGTTACTTACTAAATTGGTTATTGCTGTTGCGGTGGGAGCGGCTATGTCTCCATATCCAAAAATAGCTTTATCAGTACCATAACCTGCGGCGGCAAGGCGATATCTACCAGTACCAACTCCAGTGACATCATTACTAACTACACCTGTGTTTGATACTAGATTGGTTACATTACTACCAGCACTACCAAAACCAAATATAGCCTTATCATTTCCATAACCTGCGGCTGCAAGAGCTTGTCTAGCAGTACCTACACCTGCAGTATCTATAGCAACTACACCGGTATTTGATACTAGGTTGGTTATTGCTGTTGCTGAGGGGGTAGATCCATATCCAAATATAGCCTTTTTAAGAATTGGAGGAGCTTCGAATGTTACCCCTGCACCTGAGAATGTTATCCCACCATCAATTGTTATTGTCATTCGCTACTCTTTACTGAAAGATTTCTGGATGAGCTTTGCCAAATATTTTCATATATTTGCCAGCCATCATATCTGCTTCTGCTTCTATTGGGCTACCTGGATAACTATCACCCGGCTTAATCATATTTAATTCGCCTTGACGTACATGAACTAATTCATGGAATACTGTACGTAATATATCTACTAGATTTCTATTAGCACAATACACCCATACTTCGCCCGTATCTGGATTATGTCTACCAGTATGATGACCTTCTTGTGCTTCATCACTATCATAACTAAACTCTATCTTTGGAGTATTTTCTAAATTTAACTTCTTACTTGTCCAAGCAAGAAACTTCTTTACAATAGGATTATTATTTAAATCTTCTTGTTCAGATTCTGTAATATAGGGTTTTAATAACTCGGGATCATATCCTTTATATCTAGCAGAATCTCGTAATCTTCTTAATCCTTTAGCTTCAATTTGTCTTATTCTATCTTTAGACAAGTCAAACCTATCACCAATCTGTTGTAATGTCATGTCATACCAAAATCTTAAAATTAATACTTTTCGTTGGTCATCGGTTAATCTGTCTA